GATGGCAAGAAGGTCCTGGTCGAGGCCTCGCTCGCGCGGATCGAGGAGACCAAGGATCCGAACCGCGATGATGTTGTTGCGCGTCACCAGAAAAAGCGGAATGGCGAAGCGCCCCTAGAAAAGCCAGCCAACATCAAAACCGAGAGCTATACCGATGCACGCGCTCGCAAGGAATCGTTCCTCGCCCGGGAAGCGGAAATTGATTTTCGAAAAAAGGCGGGAGAGGTGTGCGAGCTCGCGCGCGTACACCACGCAGCAGGGGAGGCGGGGACAATCGTGCAGACCGTCGTTTCACAACACCTTGATCGGTTTGAGGTCGATGCCGATCTCGACGAGAAGCAGAGCAAGCTGCTGGCGGAGTATCGCGACAACATGCTGCACAGCATCGCGAACCAGGTGGCGGGATTGCTCGCTAAATTGAAAGACCAACAAGGGGAAGGGTGATGAGACGAGAAAATAGGTATTACGTTTTGAAGCGCAAAGACATCGAGCAATACCTGAGCAGCCATGATCAGCTGATACTGAACAGGATTGCGCGAGATATTCAGATAGCGAGAACGTGTGATGGGCGTAATCCTGATATGGATTGTGTGGTAGTAGAAAAGGATTGGCCAGAATACGAGCCGACCTGGGAAATGATTGAAAGGCGCGTTGATGACAACGAAAAAACTAGTTAAATGACCTCCGTCGACATTCCCTACGCGCAAGGCGACCAAGCGTACTTGAAGCGATTCATTCGCGCGGTGCGGCCGAAGCCGGTGCTGACGGTCAGCCAATGGGCTGATAAGCATCGTGTAATGACCAGCAAATCGAGCGGCCAGAAGGGACCCTGGCGCACGTCGCTGGTGCCGTTCGCGCGCGAACCGATGGATTGCTTGTCGGTACATTCGACAGTCAGCGAAGTCACGTTGATGAAACCAGCGCAAAGTGCCGGCTCCGAGATCGCGCTGAACTGGATCGGCTACACGATGGACTACAACCCGGGGCCGATGCTGTATGTCCTGCCAAACGTGGAGCCATCGGTTGATCGTTTTGTAAAGCAACGGCTCAACCCGATGCTGATCGACACGGAAGTGCTCGCCAATATGTTCGACGCCAAGCGCCAACGCGACGGAAGCAATAGCAAACTCATCAAGGATTATCCTGGTGGAATCCTGATCATGGGCGGCGCGAACTCGCCGGCCTCACTGGCGATGATGCCGATACGCGATGTCGTGGTGGATGAGTTCGACCGCTTTGCATGGGAGGTTGGCAAAGAAGGTGACCCGGACGGGTTGATCGAACAGCGGCAGGCGACCTTCAAGCACCGCAAGAAACTCAATATCAGCACACCAACTGTCGCCGGCGCATCGCGCATCGATGACAAATACAAGCTATCGGATCAGCGCCAGTACTACATGCCATGTCCGCATTGCGGCGAATTCATCCTTTTTAAGTGGCCAAACCTGCAATGGAACAAGCAGCTGACGCATGCCTGGTACGCCTGCGAGAAAAACGGTTGCGTAATCGAAGAGCACGCGAAAACAGAAATGCTAAAAGAGGAAGGCTACGGCGGCCGCGCGAAGTGGATTGCCAAGTTTCCCGATCGCAGCAGCCGGCATCGCGGGTACCACTGGAATGCACTCTATGCGCCGATTGGTCTCGGCTTTCGGTGGATTGAGCTTGTACGTCAGTGGATCGAGGCGCAGGACGACAAGGCCAAGCTGAAGCGATTCATCAATACCGTGCTCGCCGAAGTATGGGAAGACCGCACGCGCGACGTGAAGCCGAATCACCTAATGGAACGTGCGGAGCCGTACAAGCTGAAACAGATCCCGCCAGGTTGCCTGATTCTGACTTGCGCGATTGACGTGCAAGACGATCGACTCGAGCTTGGTCTCGAGGGCTGGGGACGCAATGAGCGCAACTGGAAACTGGATTACCACGTTATCCCAGGTAACCCGGCGCGCCTGTTTGAAGAGGCACAGCAAAAGAAAGGCCCACTGTTCGAGTACCTGACTTCGCCGATTCAGAACAGTTTCGGTAGAGATATGTTTATCCAGGCGACCGCGGTCGACACGGGCGGCCATTATACTCATGAGGTTTATAACTTTGTGCGGTCTGGTATCGCGCGGCGACTGATGGCGGTGAAGGGCGCCAATACACCAGGAAAGCCGATTCTGGTCGCGCGCCCAACCGCGCAGGACGTGAACTACCGTGGCAAGGTGATACAAGGCGGAGTGTTGCTTTGGACGGTCGGTACTGATACTGCCAAACATCGCTTCTTTAACCAGGTCATGGGCGATCAAGGCCTCCCACCGGAAGAGCGAAAAGTACATTTCTCGGAAGACCTGGACGAAGACTACTACAACCAGGTAACTGCCGAGGCCTTCGACCCGGAACGAAACAAATGGGTGAAGCGACGCAATCGTCGCAATGAAGGGCTTGATCTCACGGTTTATAACGCCGCCGCTTCACAACACCCGGAGATACGCGTGCATGCGATAACGAAGGCGAAATGGGACTACTATGAATCCATTCTGCAGCCGCCGAAGAGCGACGATGGCACGGGTAAACCAGCGCCGATCGCGATTCCGCCTGGTCTGCAGAAAAAAGGCCGCCGCGTGCGATCAAAAGGTGTTGGGTCGTGAGCGCGCAAAGCCTGATCGACTATGTCGAGGCCTGCCTGGTTGCATGGGCTGAATGGAATCGCGATGGCGGTGGGATCGGTTACGCATCCGGCACCCTATTGCACCGTATCATGCGAGAGGGGGCGATACTGGTTCCCTCTACTGCACAATTCGATATGCCTGACCCCATTCACCAGACTGATCTGGCAATCAAGGCGCTACCTGACAGGGAGCAGGAAGCGGTTCGATTAAAATATTTGAATACCCACCTAACTGACCAACAGCGTGCAGACAAAATGAAGGTCTCCCGCGCCACGTTTCAAAACATGGTCGAGCGTGCGAAGTGGTTTATTCGTGGCAGAATCGGTTGATATATGCGAGCGATCACGCATTGAAATAATTTGTTGACGCCTAGGCGCGGACAGGTATGATTGTGCCAATTCTGGAGAAGTGTCACTAAACGAAACCCGGCTCGGGAAACCAAGCCGGGTTTTTTATTGATCAGATTCTAAGCTGCTCGCATAGGTTGTACTGACAAACGCAGTCCCAGGTGATGCAGGATCAGCGTCAAGGTATCCAGTTTCGGATTACCGGTTTCGGAAAGCGTTTTGTACATGCTTTCACGACTGAGACCGGTTTCCTCTGACAATCTGGACATGCCCATTATTTTGGCAGCGTCTTTAATGGCAAGCAGAAAATCTGCTTCAGTGCCGGTTTCTAATGCTTCGTCCAGGTAGGCGGCAATAGCCTCCGGGTTATCTAGGTATTTTTCCAGTAGGTCTTCTACTGGTCGGGATTTTGCGTTCATGATTGTGTTCTCCAGCTTGGCCGACTTACTTTAAGAGTTGTAATCCCTCCATAATTCTTTGGCGATCTCGATGTCTTTCTTTTGCGAAGACTTATCACCGCCACAGAGTAAGATTACAACTGTTTGCCCTTCCATCCCGTAATAAGCACGATACCCGGGACCGAAGTGCATACGGAGTTCAAATACACCATCACCGACAGGCTCGTGATCACCCAGATTGCCATTTTCGATACGGCGGAACCGGGAAATAATTCTGGCACGCATTGAATTGTCCAGATTATCCAGCCAGTCCTCAATCGGGCACTTGTCGTCGGTTTTGTAGTATTTGGCTTCCATGTCATAAATAGTAGCCTATAGGATACTGTAGCGCAAGGGATACAGTCTGTTATCCGACGAACGGTAAGTTTGAAAACCTCTTAAAACCCGCAATTGCGGGTTTTTTATTGCCCGGAGCATTCATGGCCACCACCAGCTATCAAACCCAGCTCGAAAACGTGCAGGCTGCGATCGCCGCGATCGAGGACAGTGGCCAGAGTTACAGTATCAATGGCCGCAGCTATACGCGCGCCGATCTGAATACTCTCTACGAGCGTGAAAAATATTTACGACGCATGGCCGACCGTGAATCGCGCGGCGGTATTCGTGTTCGCAATGCAACACCGGCAAACGGTCGATAAATGGCGAAGACGATCAGGATTGGCCGCAAGGAGATCACCGTTCGCGAGAACCTTGTCGACCGGGTGGTGCAATACTTCAACCCGATCAAGGGCCGCGAGCGTTTGCGCGCGCGTGTGAATACGGCCCTGATCGGTGGGTATATCGGCGGTTCGAAGTCGCGCCGTTCGTTAAAGAGCTTCCTGCCGAACGGCAACAGCGCCAACACGGATCTTCTGCCGAACCTCGACACGCTGCGCAGCCGCTCGCGCGACCTGACGCGCAATACTCCGGTCGCCGCCGCGGCGGTGAACACGGTCGTCACGTCAGTTGTTGGCACCGGGCTTCGCGCCAAGGCGGCGATCAAGCGCAAAGTGCTGAGCCTATCTGATGACGAAGCGGATGCTTGGGAGAACCGCGCCGATCTGTTGTGGGATATGTGGGCCAACACCGCTGAGTGCGACGCGACGCGCACGCAGACATTTAACGAAATACAAGACACCGCCTTCCGTGGCGCATTGGAGTCGGGCGATATTCTGTCACTGCTGCCGTCGATCGAGCGTCCCGATAGTCCGTTTCGTTTGCGGCTGCAGATGATCGAGGCCGACCGCCTCGAAAACGAAAACTTCCAACGCGACACAGCAACACTGGCCGGTGGCGTGGAGATGGACGAATTCGGCGCGCCGACCTGGTATCACATCCTGGATCGCCACCCAGGCGACTACTTCGGCAAAGCGAAGAAGTGGAGCAAGGTGCGCGCCTTTGGTGCGCGCAGTGGCCGCCGCCAGGTACTGCACCTGTATGACAAACTGCGCCCCGGCCAGACACGCGGCGTGCCGTACCTGGCGCCGGTTATCGAATCGCTCAAGCAGCTCGGCGAATACACTGACGCCGAATTGATGGCGGCGGTTGTGTCCGGCATGTTCACGGTCTTTATCAAGACCGAAGACGGCGGCTCGGCACTCGATGTAACCAACACAACCGACGAGACCGGTGCAGCCGCTTCCGACGACGACATCAAGCTCGGCAACGGAGCGGTCGTCGGACTGGCGCAAGGCGAGTCGATCGAGTCCGCCAACCCGGGTCGGCCGAATTCCGCCTTCGACCCGTTCGTGATTGCAATCCTGCGCCAGGTCGGAGCGGCGCTGGAGATTCCGTTCGAACTGTTGTTGAAACATTTTTCGGCCAGCTATTCCGCCTCGCGTGCGAGCTTGCTTGAAGCCTGGCGCTTCTTTCGCCGCCGCCGTGGTTGGCTGGTAAATAGTTTCTGTAATCCGGTGCGCGCCGAATTCATCGCCGAGATGGTCGCGACCGGTAAGCTGAACGCTCCGGGGTTCTTCGACGACGCGATCGTCCGCCATGCCTACCTCGGCTGCATCTGGCGCGGATTGCCGCAGGGTCATATCCAGCCACAGCAAGAAGCGCAGGCGATGAAGATTCGTCGCGAGCTTGGCGTCACCACTATCGACCAAGAAACAGCCGATTACAACGGTGGTGATTGGGAAGTGAACCACACCCAGTCCGCGAAAGAATACAAGGCGCGAGCGGAGGCCGGCATACCTGAGTCGAACGGGGCGGTAGACGCCGCCTCGCTGCAGCCGCCGCAAGACACGCAAGTTAGCAATCAGTAACCCGCCGCCGCGGGTTTTTTGTTGGCCGGAGAAATTATGAAAATACTGGACATACTAACGTCGCCCTGGGCGATCATGCCCGACAAGCTGGCGGAGATTCAGGATATCTACGCGCGTCACCTCAAGGGCGAGAAAATCGACATCGCCGGCATTGAAGCGCGTCTCGGCCGCCCACTGCAAAGCCGCGAACAGGGCTACGAAGTCGTCAACAACGTCGCGATCATCCCGGTCGACGGTGTGGTCGCTAAGCGTATGAATTTGTTCTCGCAAATTAGCGGTGGCGCGTCCAGTGAATTGGTCGCGCGCGACCTGTTCGCCGCGCTGAACGATCCAGAAGTTAAATCGATCATTCTCGATATTGATTCGCCGGGCGGCACCGTCGATGGTACTGCCGAGCTCGCACAGATCATCTACGAGAGCCGAGACGAAAAGCCGATCGTCGCCTGGGCCAATGGCCTGATGGCGTCGGCCGCTTACTGGTTCGGCTCCGCCGCGCACCAGGTTTATAACTCAGGCGCCACCACTAAGGTGGGATCGATCGGCATTTTAGCCAAGCATGTCGATGCCTCTGAGCAGGATCGAAAGATCGGTATCAAACGCACCAATATTTATGCCGGCAAGTACAAGGTCGTCGGTGCAGACAACGTGCCGCTGTCCAAAGAAGATGCGGCGATCATTCAGGCGGAGGTTGACTACCTCTATTCCATTTTCGTTCAGACGGTTGCCACGCATCGCGGTGTCGATGTGCAGACCGTTCTGGACAAAATGGCCGATGGACGCGTGTTCACCGGCCAACAAGCAATCGACGCGGGACTAGTGGACGGTGTTGCCACGATGGACCAGTTGATTGAAGCCATGTCGGGCGGCGTTTTGCCGAACCCTTCTGAATTTTCAGCCGGTGCGCTGAGTGGAGTGGATACCGACGATTCCACAGACTCGAAAAAGGAGACTGAAATGACAGTAATTACCAAAACCAAACCGAAGGCCGAAGGCGGTACCGCACCGGCTGCGGCCGACGGCGATGCCTGCACGCTGGGCGACGGTTCCGAAGGTGTAATGCAGGGCGGTGAATGCGTACCGAAGGACAGCGGCACTTCGCAACCGGCTGCGGCCGACGGCGATGCCTGCACGTTGCCGGATGGTTCACCTGGAGTCATGCAAAACGGCGAATGCGTTGCCGACGAGCCCGAAACGGAGGCGGAAGCAGTCAAGGCTGTGCATCCGAAGGTGGCGTCCATCATTCGTGCCGCAGGCGCAAAGGCCGAACGTGCCCGCATCCAGTCGGTACTGGCGCAATCCGTCTCGGGTCATGAGGCCCTGATCAACAAACTGGCGTTCGACGGCAAGACCACGGGCCCCGAGGCCGCGGTCCAGGTGCTGAACGCTATCAAGGGCAAGCAGACCAGCATGGCTGATGCAATGCACCAAGACGGCAAGGACCTGACAGCCATCGCACCATCGGCCGGCGGCAACGTCGTGCAGTCCGGCGGCGACCAGGTCGACGAGAATGCGCCGATCGAGGAACGCGTCAAGGCAGAGTGGGACAAGAACGCCGCCCTGCGCGCCGAGTTCGGTTCGTTTGAGGAATATGCCGCCTACGCCAAGGCGGAGGCCTCCGGTCGCGTCAAGTCCATCGGACAACGCCGCCAGCAGGCATAACCAGCTGCCGCCTGCATCGCGGGCGGTAATCTGAAAATCGAATTGGAGAAATCAATATGACTACTCTTGCAGCAAACAGCCCGCGCGCTTACGAGCTCGGGAACATTGGCGAGATCCCGGTGATCGCCGCCGATATCATCTACGAAGGCGCCGCCGTTGGCGACAATGCTTCCGGTTATGCTCGGCCCCTGGTCGCGGCTGATCCGTTTCTCGGATTCGCTGAAGCCAAGGCGGATAACTCCGCCGGTGCCGCAGGTGACATCAACGTTCGCGTTATCGAGAGAGGCAAAATCGAAGTTTCCGTTACCGGCGTGACCGGAGTCGGCGATGTCGGCAGCCTCGTCTACATGTCGGACGACGACACTTTCACCCTGACGTCTACCTCGAACAGCCTGGTGGGTAAGGTTGTGCGCTATGTCAGCGGCACGACTGTCGTGGTGGCCTTCAAATCTTCCGCGCTGCCTGACTAACGGTAAGGCATTCAACGCGTCGTTTTAAACGAACAATTTTAAGAGGACATTATTATGGACCAGAGTTTACTCAGTAGCCGCGCCATTATGGGCATGTACTTCGCCCGGCAGGAAGTGGATCCCGGCATGGCGTTTGTCAACGGGGTTGCGAACATGTTCAGCTCCGACCAGGCAAGCGAAACCTACAATTTTCTTGGACAGTCGCCCGCCATGCGCAAGTGGATTGGCGGCCGCCAGGCAAAAGGTTTCACCGGCCAGGGCATCACTATCGTCAACGATCACTACGAAGCGACAATCGAAGTTGCCAAGAAGGA